CAAAGAACCGTGTTAGTAGTCCTTTATTTTCTTTTTCTGCTGCTGAGAACTTAGCTGGTGTGTCCAGCAACATCGCCTGCATATTCGGGTTAGATAGCCCATACGCTACAAACTCGTGCAGATCAGTCAACGCTTCGTAATGCTCTACTAGATCGTATATTTCTTCATTAACTCGATCAGCAGCTTTCAGTCGCTGGTACTTCTCGTACGCCAGAGACATGATGCTACTCATGCTTTCTATGGCTTGTCTCGACTCAGCATCTAATTTGTCGCGAGTCTTGGGGTTGGTAAACATAGTTATCTTGTCGATAGTGCCCGCATGCAATGCTTCGTGCAGCAAGGTTTCCATGTTTACGCCGTTTACCCCGGCACCTGTACGGTTAGTTAAATATATTGTCTTATTTGTAAACAGACCAATCGGCGGGTTGTCGCCCATAGTCTTATAATTCAGTAGCGCTACGGGGTCAGTAATATCTTCATTTATATCGTTTACGATGACTACCTTAACGTCCTTCATAAACGGCGCTAGCCGCATAGCCAAGAACTTCTGGAACCGCGACCCATTCTCTTTTATGTAAGCAAATGCTTCAGTAGCAGTGGTTGCTCCCAAGAGCCCTTCTGTAGCTACGTCACCAGCAAAGCGAGAAAGCGCCATAGAACGTGCGCTAAGCTGATTAAACATGCTGTTAGACGTTTGCTGTACCACTTCTTCCAACGCAGAAGCCACTTCAGGTTTAGTAACTGTTGGGTGCTCCAATACCTGTAAAGCTAACCTTGCAGATTTATGTTGTTTGTCTGCGGCTTTACCGGGCTGATACAGTTCCTGCAGTACACTTAGCGCAGTAGTAATCGCTGCTCTACGACGCGCTCTAAACGCCGCTTCTTCGGCATTACGTTCTGCTGGCGTAAGCGCAAACTCTTCTTCCGCAAACTTATTTATCTGCTCTACTGTGAGCGGAGGTAGCCCCTGCTGCTTACGATCCGCATTAGAACGCAACAAAGACTGCTTTCTAGCCTCTACTTTAGCTCTACGTTCTTTTTCACGCGGGTCCAGCCTATCTTCTTCGGGTATCGGGTTACCCTCAGAGTCTTTAGTCCTACTGCGTACATCCAAAGAAGTGTAGAAACCTTGCTCTGGCATTTTCTCAGCAATTATCTTCAGAGCGCGTTCTAGCTGCGCTATACGGTCTTTACTGCGTCTATCGGAGGCTTTCTTCTTCTCCATTTCTGTAAACGCGGCATCTGGGCCTGTCTCAGCCTCAATAGCTTGCGACTGTGCAGCAAGCTGTCTAGCGGCCATAGCACGACGTTTAAGGACTTGATATACAGATTCGCCAGCAGCTCTGGCAGCATCAATTTCTGCACGCTCTTGCTCTTTCAAAAGCTCTCTTTGCGCGTCGATCAGCTTTGTTACTTTAGGGTCCGCCGCCGCACGCTGAATACGCTGGGTAGGAACAAACTCAGAATAACGTACACCCTCTGCGTTCGTGCCGCGTGTCGCTAGATTAAGGACTTTCTTAATTATATTTAGACGCTCTTTGACTGGGATACCACTAAGCAATGGCTCAAGAATACGCTCGGTCGTTACATCAGAGCCGACCCTAGCTTCTAACTTTGCAATCGACGCTCGCAGTGCTTTCAGTTCTTCCGCTTCTTTTGCGCGTTGCTGCTCTGCTTGATCCCGCTGTTCTGGCGTGAGTTGGTTGAGTTCCTTGGCTGCTTGGACTTCTGCAGCGGCTTGAACATAAGCACCTACTACGTCTTGCCCGTTAGCTATAGCTGCTTGAGCATTTAGTTGTATAGTCGCTAAGTCTTCTGGCGTAGAATCAAATTCTTGTTCAATGCCCCTCGCAACGTCCAATGCTCTATTAGATAGCTCTTTAAACTCACTAGGTAGCGTACGGTCTTGTACCTGACGTAAGTTTTCAAAAATACTTTCTACAATAGACTTTTTAGGCTCCGGAGCGGGCTCAGCAGTTGGTTCGGGCTTAGGCTCTGGTGCTACTGCGGCCTCGGATGCCTCTACTTCAGTCGCACCGGCTTCAAGGGCTTTGTTGTACTTCTCAATTACCTTTTTGCCTTCCGCGACAGCCGCTGGGTCAGGCTCTGGCTCTGGCTCCGGTGATATTGCAGCCTCGGACGCCTCTACTTCGGTAGCCCCTTCTTTTCTAGCTTTGTTGTATCTCTTAATTACCTCTTTACCTTCCGCAACAGCCGCTGGGTCAGGCTCGACTTCAACTTCTTCTTCGGCTTCCATACGAGCTAAATCAGCATCGATATCTCCCGATGGTACAAATCTACCTTTAACTGCGCGGGTCATCGCCTCGGCAAAGGCTTCTCCGGGTCTAGAGTCTCCTTCCTCAGTCCTAACAGTTTCTATAGTAGTCTCGCCCGCAGGTGTTGTACGTTCAATCGTAGTTTCTGAGGTTTTAGGAGCGGTGCGCTGGGCTTCAGCCGCAGTGGCCTGATCTTGCCTAGCTTGCTCTAAGGTATCTAATTCAGCTTGAGTGGTTTGTTCAGGTGTAGGAGTAGGAGCATCATCAGTCTCTCCTTGTCCTTGATTCTCTTGTGCTGTCTCGATGTTTTGTATTTCTCTGTCAAGATCATCAAGAAACTGTTGATTTGCCTGTGCGGCACCTTCTTCTAAGTCTTGTTGTGGCTTGTCACCCGTAACAGCAGACAGCGTACCCGCAGTAATACCACCAGCTAAGGACTCCAAAGTACCCGCAGACACAACTCCACGAGACAGTGGCGTATCTATACCTTCACGCTGTAAGGCTATGTTCCTAGCAAATTGCTCTTGCCCACCCTGCAAACCTTCGGTCAGTGACTCTGCTGCAGCAGATTTAGCGGCTCTTTTTAAAACACCTTGCTCTACAGCGGCCTCAGCGGTTTCTTCAGCGGCTTCTCTGGCCGCTATTTTCTTAGTGATGTTCTGAAGAACAGCCCGCACACCAGTTTTTTCAAGACCTGTAATAGCTCCTATCGACGTTATGCCCGCGCCAATTATGATTTGGTCTAAGTTTTCACCACCGTACTCTTGTGCTGTAACAGCGCGTTCTTCTGCTACGTCTTCAGGCACACCGACATTGACAAGCTCCTGCTTAACTGTCTCGTAGATAGCGCCTTTTACAACACCCGCGCCTGTACCAGCACCCAGTCCTAACCCTGTAGCAACCCCCAGAGGAGCGCCGCCCGTAACAGTAGCAAGCACGGTGCCCGCAATAATTGGCGCGGCTGTGCCTAATGCGTTAGTTACAGTGTCGATAGGAGCTACAGTAAACGCCTCTAGACCAGCGACTACTTGGTCGTAAACGCCCTTATCTTTCGCTTCGTCCATAATACGAGCGATTTCAGTAGCGTCCTGTTTAGACCCTGCTGACATAAGATCGGCTAAGTAATCTTCCGCGCCACGTAGGGATTCAGATACATCAGAATCGGCACCAAAAGCATCCGCTAGCATGCGAACGCCCATCACAGCACCTTGACCAAATTTAAGAGGTACGTCAGCTACAGAGCGTAAAAACCCATCCCCTTCCGGTTCGGGTTGTGGTGTTTCAACAGGAGGAGCAGGAGTGGTTGGGCGCATAAGAGCTGCAAATGGGTCTTGCTGCCCTTGCTGTATTAGTCTCGCTATCTCTCTAGCCGCTTCTACGTCACCCGCCGCATCTGCGTTCTGTAGGGCCGTCATTAACTGGTCATTTGTGTACATAAACTGACCTTAATTTAGATATTTATCTACTAGAGGATTTCCCGTTGTCCCACTACCTCGGCTGCCTTGAAGATATAATTGACCTAATGCGCTATTCCTTTGGCGCGCCATCTCTTCGTTAAACAACCTATTTTGCAGAGCCTCTACCCCGGCCTGATCTAGTTTGAAAAAGTCCTTAGTGCCTTTTAACGCAGCAAATCTAGAGTCCGCAGCGTTTTGAGCCGTTGTCTGCATTAGGTTAAATATATACGCTTGGTCTTTTACACCACTCTGCGCCACTTTTGCCGCTTGTACTTCAGCTAGCAAGCCGTAGTAGTCATTTTGCGCTTTTAGCCTGATCTGAGCGTCTGACATAGGCCGCATTTCGCCGTTAGCCACTTTCTCTTTGATAGCTGTTACAAAACGATTAATACCGCGAGTAGCATCGGTTGGCTTACCCGCGTTGATTCTAGCGGCTGCTAGAGATGTATCTGCAACGAGTTGTCTACCGTAAATATCAGCGGCGATCTTGAGGTTAGCGTCAGCGCGTTTCTGCTGGAGTTCTTCCAATGCAACCTCACCCTTGAGCGCTTTTTCCTCCAATCCACGAATATCCTTCATTTCTGCTACATACGTCTTCATCGCATTATTTGCAGATTTACCCGCTGCTTGTAGCGCAGTTTGTCCACCCGGTTGAGCAAGCATGCCGATACCAGTTTGTAGAGCAAACATAGCCAGTGCATCAGACTTACGCTGACCAGCTTGTTTTGGAAGGTTTTGCAGGTATTCACGGTATTTCTTAGCCGCTGCGCCTTCTTCCTTATTAAACATATCGGTAAGACTGCCAATTGTAGTGAGCGTTTCACCACTTACTCCAGCGTTCGCAAGCTCTTGTACGTTTGCATTTTCACTGGCCGCAGACGCAGCGGTATCGCCCTTAGTGGTAGGTATAGTACCCGTCATTTGTTTGTTTTCTGCAGCCGACGTAGCTCTCGCACGAGCAAGAACATCATCTTGATTGCCAGCCATAGCTTTAGATTCTTTTTCTGTCTGCGCTACTTGTTCTTGTATAGCTTTAAGATTAGCTTCGGCTTCTGCTGCACCTGCTGCCGAACGGTCTCTTTCCGATACAGCACGACCAAGTTCTTCACCTTTACCGCGAATGAAATCTATAGGGCTGGATATAACATCTCGCACTGTGGCTCCTATATTAGACTCTTTACCAGCATCTACAACAGAGCGTATGCCTTGATTAAGTAGCCCCATTATCCCACCAGAGCCTTCGTTTTCTGCGGACATACGGTCCAAAGCGTTCATATCAGCCCCGCCTTGTGCCCGTATATATTCAGGACTTCCTATTACATTACGTCCTAGCCCCGGAGCGTTAGCGCGTCTTTTAGCTGCTCTCATTTTGTCAGCTTGCATAGCTAGCTGCGCTTCATTAAGAGGCGCTGCAGGTTTTTCTTCAGGTACTATAGCTTGGTTTGCGTTTAAGCCCACCAAACCTGCTATATCGGGGTCTATTCCTGTATTGATTTTTGTCGCTGGACCAGTTACAGATGCTGCCTTACGTGCGGCACGTGCATCTTCACCGGGCACAGGGGCAGGGGTAGCGTTCTTTAATTGTGAGAACAAACTAGCACCTTGCTGCACTCCAGAGGTCAGATCAGAATCAGCGTACGTTTCCATCCCCATATCAAGGTCTACCGGAGGTGGTGCACCTTCAATACGTCTAGCTTCCGCTTCCGTAAGAGTGCCGGTGTTAAAGCGATTGCCGCCAGTTATCTGTGCTGTAGGAGTGCTTAAATCAGCCGCTGCTAAAGAAGGTTGATAAGTAGACTTTTGGTACTGCGCTTCAAGCTGATTCATAGCCGACGTAATTTCATCTCTTTGTGCTTGTGTACGCGCTGCGCCTAATTGTCTGCGTAGCTGAGCCATAGCCTCACCATAACCACCACCCGCATTAAAACCAACAATACCGCCTTCAGCATAGTTGCCTTCGTCATAAGGGATTGTCAGCATACCGCCTCTAGCGGCCATCATAGCTTGTGGCGATGGTTGTCCCATCTGAGCTTGTGGGGGCATCTGGCGGGCTTGTGGTGCAGCCGCTACACCCTGTGGTGACATCTGAGGCTGTGGGTTTAATACTTGTTCAGCAACTGTAGGCTGAGCTAACTGATCTGCTTTGGCGGCGTTTTGAATTCTATCTATCCGCATAGCAGCTATGGTGGCTGTTAATTGGTCAATGTGCCCATTAAGCACCATCCGTTGCAACTCTTTTTTCCGTCCACCAGACTTATTTACCGCTTCATCTACTAATCTTGAGTTTAACATGACTTACCGTCCCAAGTTATACAGGCCAAGCGCAGACAGACCTAAGCCGCCTAGCTGCTGAAGCGTGGATGGTGGTTGTGCATAAGCTGTCTGTGTAGACCCCATCTGGACAGGGAGACCACGCAATAAGCTGCTGTAGAAGCCAAGCTGCTCCATCGGATAGTCACGCTGACGCAAGAAGTCTGCATACTGCGTATCAAGGCGTTGTTGCTCAAGAGCACGCTGCTCGCCAGCCGACGCTGCCTGTGCTTGTAATCTCTGTAGGTTTGCGCCCTGTTCTGCTGTACCTAACTGGCCTAACTGAGCGCCCATCTGACCAGCCTGTGCCAGTCCTTGTAGCCCTAAATTAGCACCGAACTGTTGCGCTTGTTGTGCCGCCTCAAATGCCTTCTGTGAGCCAGCCGCTTGGATACTTGCAAGTTGTGAGCCGAGGTTACGCTCACGTTCTGTCTGCGCTAATAGCTGACGAGAGCCACCATATGTGCCCCTTCTAGCCGCCCCTAGGTTCGCACCAAGTTGTTGTTTTTGTGCATCACGGATAGCTTCTTGCTTCTGCATATCCACTACGTTCTGCATGTAAGGAGACATATATGACTGCATCTGACTTGGGTCAGTAGCCATTTGAGCGTAGTTTTGGCCTGCGGCTAGTGAACCTAGGCCAGCAACACCAGTCATTTCAGTAGCGGCACCAAACTGACCCGGAGTCTGCATGCCAGCAACTTCCTGCTGTACTGCTTCTTGCCCCGGTGTAAACCCAGCGATACGCTGGCCTTGGTATGGAGTATATTCTCTGTACGACTCCGCTTGCCCACGCTGCAAAGGATTTTCAAAATACGGACGAGCGTATTCTGGCAGGTTAGTCTGCGTTACCGTTTGGCTACCTTGTTGAGGTGCTCCGCCGCCTTTACCCATGTTACTCTCCTAACGGAAGTTCATAAGTCTGCCATAGCGGTTTGTAGCCATCAGACTTGAATATTTTGCTCCACCCTGCCCTTCCGGTGGACTCTATACCATCGCAGTCGTTGTCTTTTGCCCAACGCTGCAGCAATTCTAGCATTTGTCTTTGCCAAAGAGTAACTTCAACACCACCGCAAAACTGCATACATAGCATACGCTTACGAGGATAATCGCTGAAGTTTGTAACCACGGCACCTTTTATACCTTCTTCGTTAAATGCAATCCACAATGTGTAATCGTAGTCGGTAATCAAATCTAGTATGTCACCAACTTCATAGCGGCCATATGTATAGTCCGCCGCTCCCTGCATATAATCTGTAACGTCCGGCCAAACCTCTTTGACGTATTCAGCCGGTACAGCAGATACCTGCATTAACTCACCAGTTGTTGTAGCCCTGTGCTTTGTCCACGCCCATTCTTCTTACGGGACGCATGAGCTTGTTCCATTAACTTATACAGCTTCTTCTCGCCCATTTTCAGCGATCCACCACCGTACGCCGCTACAGCATTTGGTGGCATATAAACCTCATCACGAGCAACCATAGCAGGTTGTATACCGTCGATATTCGCTGGGATAGAGTCGCTAGTACCGTCACCCGGCCCCATGATTGGTCGTCCGCCAATCTGTGCAAGCTGCTCCATACCGGCATTTGAGCTGCCATTACCTAGCTCAGATACAGTATGCGCGTCCACAACAAACCCGTTGTTGTGCATATCTACTTCGCCACCTAACGCGTAGTCGTAGCCATAAGAAGACGAAGACTCGAAAGAGTTATCACGTGCATCATCTTGTCCAGATGCTATAGCCGCAGCGGCAGCGGCACGCTCTCTCTGTTCAGCCGCAAAATCACGTGCAGGAGTTGATACAGACTGACTAGAAGATTGGTTAAAGTTATACGTGTTTGGCCCTAGGCTGGGATCACGTTCATACCCGTCACCGTCTCCGCCAGATACTGTAATAGAGGCTGTACGTACAGCATCTGGGGCTGGTGCGATTGCATCTATACCCCGTGAAGCCCGCGCTGTCTCCTGCACTACAGGCATATCGGTAGACATTGGCTGGAAACCGTACACAAATTCAGCGTCTCGCCCTGCTACATAACCTTCTGGTGGAGCTGCTACAGTGGGACCACCTTCCGCTAGTTGATAAAGGCTCTCTGGGGCAGACTCAAAGCCCGGGTATGGGTTCGCTGGGCGGAAGAATAAAAATTCTGAAGAATCAGCAGGGTCACGATCAGCACCGGGATACACAACCTCACGCTTGGTAGGTTTGTATGGCCCTTCGTAGTTTGACTCTACCTGTGGAATCTCAGGCATTGGAGCTGGTTCTAGCATTGGCCCTGCGGTTGCAGCTAACCCTTTTGTAGCTAACCCTGTTCCGCCACCTAACGATGTCATAGCTGACTGTCTAGCTGCTGTGCCCGCCGCACCGGAACTAAACATATTACCGATGCCAGCACCTACATTGGATAGCGTAGGTGTAACATTTCCAGTCATCCCTGCAGTAAGTGGACCTTGTACAGCTTGTATGCCCGGAGCACCGCCTACACCCGACGCCGCTGCTTCAACAGGAGCCGCTGATGCCGCTGCAGTAGTAAATGCCCCACCACCATACGCACCGAGTCCAGCCATTAAACCTTTGCCGATGTCACCAGTACGCAATGCTTCTATACCACCTACACCAAAACCAGCCATTAAGGGAGTAACTGCACCGCCAGTGCCGATGACAAGCCCCGCGCCAATCAACGTAGGTAGTAAGGATTTGAGGAAGCCAGCTTCAGGGAGTCCTGTATCTGGGTTTGTTGTCAGACTACCGCCATACGCCATAGCCAACTGCTGTAAGCCCTTGACCTCACCGGGGGTCATGTGGACAAGCATTGTATCGTCGCCGCGCCCCTTACTTCGGACTGCTTCTGCTGCGTATTGTAAGCTCATAGTCCAATTATCCTCATTTACGGCAGGGTTGCAATGGTAAAGCCACGTGTGCTAGAGATGAAGTTTACCGCTAACACAGCAGATGATATACCCGGGTATGGCGATGAAGCTGCTTCTGACTCAAAGTGTAAGTCTGTGTCGTCAGTAGCCCAGCGTATTTTTATGTAGCTTTCCGCCGCTACATCGATGTTAAAGTTCCAATTAATCTCAACATACGCACCGTTGTCACTAACCGTATATGCATGCGCTGAATAGCCTACATCTGTGCCATCACGGTTGATCCACACTTCTGCCGTCTTAGCACTAGAACTAGAGCTTTTTAGCTGCGCTGACAACTGAAAGTTATAAATGCCCGACCTATCAACATAGACTTCTTTACTGTTAGTTAGTGTCAGCTCGTTCTCGTAGTAAGTGTTGTTGAACGTAATGTCGTACGCAGTATCAGTAGATGCTGCAGTTTGATCTTGGGTGCTGTAGTACAGAGCAGATGGAACAGTCAGCTCGTCACCACGGCCTTTGAAATACTCAGCTTGTAGCGGAGTCTGTGAGTCTAGCTGGTTAAAGTAAACCTCGATGACGCGCACAAGCTGCTGCATCTGCTCTGGGCTGTAGTCTGGCGTAGGGTTCGGCAGTGGTGCCGCCCTGAACTTCTCCATTGCCATTAGCGTTTACCGTCCGGTCTTGCGTCTAGTCGAGGAGAGCCAAGCTGCCACTGTACTCCGGCTGTATCTGACTCGATCCGCAACGCCATCTGCCGTGCACGAGCACGAACAAACACTTGGTCTGTGTAAGTCCCTACCGCAGTTCTCACGATACGCTGTCTATCCGCGCTATCTGAGGTCAAGGAGCCGCCCGGGAAGTTACGTGTTTTAACTTCCATATCAATCTCAGGCGTAAGTGACGTAGACCCCACAAACTCAATATCTGGCAGTATGCGTCTGGTTAGCGTGAATTTATCACCATCGCCAAGGTCAAAGTCAGCAGACTCAATAAATGATGTCATTGCGCCTGTGTCGTCCTCAATACCGCTCTCGTGATTGTACAAGTAGCCTTCAGTGTCATCTGGGCCAGAGCCAGCAGCGACTGGGAACTCTCGGTTAGGAGCATCAAGCCAAGCTGTGCGCTGTATAGTGCCGAAATACCAAATCTTGTCTAAGTAGTTGTAGATGACATAGCGGTCGTTCCAGTTGTCCCCACTGCTCTCACTTGGGTAGAACCACCACACTTCACTCCATTCCTCGTTTGTGCCGCACACAATCTGGTCAGCCTGAGTAAAGTCAATGTCGGTAAAGACGTAATTACGTACGCTACAAGGCAGGGTGTCTACACGACCTGTATATACATAGAACTTGTCTCGTCCCATCCAGAACGTTGCGTTAGCCGCTGTAGCAACTGCACGTGGGCTAGCAATAGAGATACCATCTGAATACTCTTGTAAACCAAACACATCAGTAGTGCCCAAGAACTGCAGTGCATATAAGTGCGTGTCAGTCCAAACCAAAATTTCCTGACGAGTTGGCAGTGCTCGTACGATTCGTGATCCACGGGATACCTTGAGGTCACCTGCTGAGTTAGTCGCAGACGGTGTCCACTGCCCCGGATTGTCTTGGTCAGCCCAACGGATAAGTAGTGGGTCAAAGTCAGCATCGGCTGTAGACCCAAAAGGCACTGCCCCGAACGCCAATAAGTGCTTATCTTGCTGCGACACAAGCAACTGCCCTACTTTTACAGGTACGCTAGCAGCGGTATACCCGCCATCTGTGGCTATCTCTTGTAATTTTACCGCCCGTGTAGCTAGCGCTGTGTCAGGAACAGCCGTAGTGCCCCGCTCCCAGTAGTAAGGTTTGCCGTTACGAATGTTAAGCACGAGGTCGTTGTCAAAGTTATCGAAGAACCAGTCCCGTTGAGGTAAGTCTACTGGAGTAGAGGAACCAAGGCCCCACGCACGATCAGGAGTAGGAGAAGTCTCATCTCCGCCCCATACACCAGTGCCCCAACCATAACCAAGAGTAGTGTCTGCGTTACCGACTTCTACTTGAAACTCAGCTTCAATAGCGGTGCCGCCTCCAGCACTGACAGTAGATGTAGCCGCTGTATCTACAACGATGTTAAAGCTGTTTGCATCGACATAATCGACAACAAACTCAGTGTTTAAATCCCCAGCAGGTACGCCACCAACAGCTACAGCCCCAGAGAAAGTAACATAATCGCCGTCGTTAGCGCCGTGGCCTGTAATACTTACAACTACCGTGGTGCTCGCATTGGTTGTGGCGAAACAGTTGTCTGTGTCAGTAGAAGAAAACGTAGTCCGTAGCGGAGTTATGTCGTTAAATACCCCACCAACCTCGATGTAGGCTTTTTGGTTAGTGCCAATGGCTAAGAGGTTATCTGAGTAAGACGTGATCCAGTTAGTTAAACTACGCGCTACCCCAGTGTAAGCATTAGATGATGCCTTTACCCACCCGCCTATTTTCTCTGGAAAACCAGAGCGAAAGCGAATCTTGTCGCAATTAAACCAACCACCTTCGTTAGTATAGTTTGTAGTATCTCGGTTTATACCGGGTCTGAACTGCAACTTGATAAAAGGCATTACACTACCCTCACGTTACGTTTTTCATGCGCTCGCAAAGGCGACCCGCTCGATTTGGTACTTGACTGTACCATTTTGAATCCGCCATCTGCAGGGCAGCTTCAGGCCAGTCTCTAGCGTCCACAGCAGCCTTCATCATTTTAAACTGACTCAAACGTGGTCGGCCCATGTTGAACATCATGTTCGCAATGATTAATTGCACTTCATCAGGCAGGTCGTCCCAGTCATCGTAGAGAATCTTGCACTCATCAATGGTGACCTGTACGTCTTTCTCAAATACTTCCTGCACCCGCTCTTCAGATACTGCGGTGCCTACAGGCTGGTCATACTCTGGGTCATCTGTAGTTACAAGATGCCCAATGCCAAACGTAGGCAGATCTAAATGATCTAGATATATCTCGTACTTACAACCTTCGTCGTATTCTAGCTGCATGCGTAGTTGGTCGATGTTCATCATTTCTTGCCACCTTTTTTCATAGCCATGATCTTATCAGCCGATTTCAACCCAAAACTTGCGCTGACCGCAATAAATAGAAGATATTGATACCATTCAGGAAGCTGGTTCAAAGCCGCGAAGCCTTCATTGACACGGTCGATGATAGTTACGTCATCCATAGCTACGCTATATGCAACTGCTACAATAGGTAACGCTAAGATGATTGACCAGAATTCATCCTTCCAAGATTTATCTGTGGCCGAAGCCATCTTTTCTTCCCAGTTGGCGTCATTCTGAATCGCGTTGATCTTGCGCTGTTGGATTGCTTTCTTCTCGTCGGCTTTGCCTTTGAGAAACTCTTTGCCCAACTCCATCGCTGGGCCTAGTAGCATGTTAAGCATCTTTCTTCTTCCCTGCGATTGCTGACGCTCCAAAGAAGGCGCTTACTAATACCGCAATAGATGCAAAGTAAGTGGGCGCGATGTCAGCGATTAGTTGAGCGGCTGTACCCATAGAGAAGGCATCAGCAAGAAAAATACCAAATGGATATAGAAGAAGACCAATAAGAGCAAACCAAGCCATTTTGCGAATCGAGTCACGTTGGGCATCATCGTCCAGCATCTTTCGGCGCATGTCTTCCAGCATGATTTTGCGTTCTGCTTCATCAATCACGCCATTCCCGTCTAAGTCGTACTTCTGCATCTCTTCTGTCATATCCATTTCTCCACTGTGTAGTTGTGGTTCATAACTATCTGGCCACGTTGGTCGTAAGTAATTGATTCTACTTTCAATTCTCTCGATGGCTTGGTCGAGCCGTCGCTTTCCACTTCCCGGGCTGTAATCTGTGTCTCCGTGACTGGGTAAGTCACGTTTGGCAGCGTGTAAATAGGACTGAAAGCGGAAACGAAGACGCTCATCCACTACTTACCTTTAAGGCTAATAAGATACAGTACAAAGGCCACGGCCCCGCCCACCAGACCGAGAACAAGAAGGCCAACGCCAGCATAAGTAAGTCCATCCTTAATGGCTTTTTTACGAGCCAGTTTTTTAGCCACAGCACGCTTTCGCTCGTTCTCTCTCAGTTCTTTGCGAGTACGCATAAACTTCTGATAATCTTCCCACAGCCCTGCTCGTCCTGCGTAGATAAACATTTGTTTTATCTCAGCTTCTTTGTTGCGGATATCCTCCAAAGCAAAAAAGGCGTCCATGTCTCCATCAGCCGCCTTCTTCTGAATATCTTCTTTTGCATCTGCAAGTTTAGTAAGTTGCGGACCCATCTCTCCAACAGAAGAAACATGACCAGCAAATTCCTTGATCGCGCCAATAGCCTCGTTCGCTATCTTGATTGCGGCTATGGCTTCAAAGATCATTAGCGCACTCCTATAAACCTTTGCGGTCGTGCAATTTTGCTAAAGCGTTTAATAACGACTTTTTTAGGCTTTGGTTTTGGTTTTTGAGGCTTCGCCTTAACCGCAGTCATTAGTAGTCCTGACACCCGGAACCTTTGTAGTTACCGCCACGTTTAGCGGCACCCATACCACGCGCAACGCCACCTGGAACTGCGGTAGGTGCTGGCGCAGACTTGCCGTAAGGGATAGACCCCTGCTTATCGATCACTGCCTTTGTAGCTGTCTTCGTTTCTTTCTTCATCGTCCCGGTCCTTTGTTCATGTTTGCCAGTTGTTTCATGCGCTCACGTTCAGCGGCAGCTTCAATTCTAGCAAAGGTTTGACGCTCTTGGCTCTGTAACCGTTGCTGGAACTCTGACGCCTTGCGTTGTGCATTCTGTCGATCCATTTCAAGCTCGGCTTGATCCATTTGAATGTCAGCCTGAGTCTGCGCTTCACGGATCTGAAGTTCTTTCTCCTTAAGCGCAACTACTGGATCTTGCTTACCGCCTCCAGCTAGCTGTTGACTCAAATTCTTCATTGCTTGCATGCCTTCTGCAACAAGTTGTGCAATACGAGCCTCCAACTGAAGTGCTTGGTCCCGACCAATCTGCTGGCCAAGCTGACCGCCCATCTCTGCCATCGCTTGCTCCTGAGCTTGCATTTCTACATGCTCCAAGATGTGCTTCTGCAAACCAATCGCCGCTTTAGGCTGTGCCTGCAACATTGGCGAAACGCCATGAACCACGTGAGCCATAATATGTGACTGATGATCCTGACCCTCGAAGGCTTTCAACGGCAATCCGTCCAAAATATCCATGTTTTCCTGTGCAGGGTTCTTAGGCTGCGGCTGTTCCTGCGGCGTCGTTTTCAAGATCTTGTCCACGTTTTCTACGCCCAGCGCCGAATACATCCGGCGATACACCTCTTCCATATTATGGATATCCGGAGCCTGCGCCGCTAACTGCATCTCAGCCTGTGCCAACGCAATCCGTTGTGACTGACTAAAAATGCTCGGATTAGTGACAGGAATAACGTCTACACGGTCGTCAAAATCCTGGGCCATTACAGTCGCATCAACGTTTGCAATAGCGTAAGGGTACTGTTGCGGTAATGACTCTTTCATGACACGAGCCAGAATCTTGAACTCGTTCTTCATGGCATAGTGCAACCGCTTGTGAACAGCAGACATGACTCGCGAGCCTTGCTCAATCATCGCCAACGTCGTACCTACCGCCGCCTGCTGGTTGCCGTCCCCTACCTTCATATCAGTAATCGTGGCAAACCGCTGTCCAGCCTGTACAACAAAGCCTAGTAACTGGAACAACGTGCTATCAGGACCTTTAAACGGCAACGGCATCAAACTGTCGCGAATTGCACCACCCGGAGCGTCTACGTCACGGAATTCACCCGGTTGTAAAGGCTCATCATCGTCCCGTATACGCAGTCCACGGGCTTTAAATCCTGCCGGTAGGTTAGACAACGTTCCTGCGTCAATAAGCTGTCTTAGAGCTGCTGTGGCGGTCCTAGACAATCCACCGATGGTGTGAATCAGTCCTAAACCATAGAAACCAAAGCCCGGTAGGAACTTGTAATGCACAAAATATGAAATTTTCTTTTTGAGCGGATCGTCTTCGCGATAATTGCGACGAATAGCCAAAACCTGACCGCTATCTGCCGCAATGGTGACAATATACGGCACCCGAATACCAACCGGCTCGCCTTCTTCGTCCATTTCCTCATAACCCGGTAAATCGAGGTCTACATGGCACTCTAACAACGTCACGTCATAATCAATCGAGGAGGAACGAATACCGTCAATAAACGACATTTCTTCTTCAACGCTGTTTTGATCATCGCCCGCACTAGGTAAAACCGAAATATCTCTATAAAAACCAGATACTTGCAGCTTACGAAGATCGTTGTAGGGCATCCGAACGACCTGTGTGATGTTAGGACAGGTCTCAAGATCGCCCGCTTCATAAGGAACGATCAAGTTTTCTGCCGGTACAAACTTACTGACGGCACGGCCCAGGGTCTCGTCATAGTAAACTTTCTTGAACGTCGATCCCGCTAAAGGCAAATAAAACAGCATTTGGTCGAATTCTGGCGTGTATTCCTCCATCACATTGGTGATGTAGTAGTTCATAAAGTCTTTGACACGCTTTGCTTGCTGTTCTTTTTCTAGCGTCGGA